TTCAAACTGGGGCTTGATTATGAACCAATTTATGCTTATTTTTGAAAACAGAATCCAGATATAAGAATAAACTTACAACTGAATCCTGTTTCCATTTACACAAAATTTTGGACAGTGTCTAACAAGAAGCCATGTGTTTTTCTTATATTCCTTTCGTTGAAGCTGAAGCATTCTATATTGTTCCTGCATAAGTTTTATATTGTCCTTTTCATACATCATCCTTGTATAATCTGATGGCATATTGGGGTATTCTCGAAATAGAGAATCAGATTTATCTTGTTTTCGCATTTTCATAAGTACTTCTTGATTAAGAATTTTCTAGTTTCATGAACTAGAAGAACCATTAGTTTGTATATGTGCATTATGTAAAATAAAAGGAGCCAGCCCCACGATAAAAAGACCGACTCCACGCACGATTAGGCCACAAATATAATACTTTTCTTCTAAAAGACCATACTATGACAAAAGAATTTTCATCAATCATGGAGTTAAAGGCCATTCGTGAACAAAAATCAAGATTATCAGAGCGTGAACGAGAACTTTCATCAGCTCTATTGCAGGATACATCACTCATTCCTGAAATTTATTCCTGGTTTAAGGACATTGTTGCAGAGACTGACTGCCCATCAAATCCAGATGGCGTTATTCAGCGCAAGAAGTTTCTCTTTATTGTATTGTTCCTGTATGCTCCAAGTTCCCTTGCCGGCGGACGATTACCCAATGGTATCAGGGCTGAGCTTGCCAACGTGTTTCCAGATGTATCACCCTGTGTTATTTCTAATAATATTGCTGATGTTTCTTTTATCTATCAGCAGTATAAAAACTTTCGTCAGGATATAGAATTTATTTATAATCAGGTTTTTGAAAGGTTGAAAGTCAAAGAACTAATTAAGTAAAGAGTTTGGAGTATCCACTTCCTGCTTTTTTGAAGCACCCGAAGCGAAAACGACCTAAGCGACAGAAAGACACATTAAAAAATGTCGGATAAACTGGGGGCTTATAAGTATGGAAAAAACACCTCCCTCAATTCTCGAATCCGCATAAAAAATAAAAACTTAAAATTTACAGGAGATGGAAGCGGAAACATTATCGGAAGCAAGAGTTTAGGTAGGCGCTTATGGCAAGTACAACAACGGTTCATTGTTTGGGGGTTGGCTTGACATGTCGGACTATTCGGACAAGGAAGGTTTTTATGAATTCTGCTGGGAGTTTCGCAATGACGAGAAAGATGCGGACGACCTTGTACGGAATTTTCTGGACGAATATCAGGGACAATATAACGATGAAGAAGATTTCGCCTACCAAATCGTGGAAGAATGTTACGACCTGCCGGAGTTCGCAAAAACCTATTTCGACTACAAACAGTTTGCCCGTGATTTGTTCATGTGCGACTACTGGTTTGATGACGGGTTTGTATTCCGGGCGAAATAAACAATAGGCTGATGGAAACATAAAATTCCACCAGCCTATGATTTATGCCTTTCTTGGGATATAAAAATATATTATAATTTACTAGCGACAGATTCTTTTAAATCTTCACGTTTTAAGCGCCCGTTTGCTATTGCATCATTCAATATTAATTTCAATTTTCCAATAGTAAATCTTTTCACTCTTTTTACTTCGATTTCCTTAATAATGCTTTCAGCAATCAAGCCTATTGTATAATAATTTAGATTTATCAAATCAAAATGAGTATGTTCTAAATCTTTCACAGGAGTTTGACCTACTGTTTGTTTTGCTTCGATACCTTCTTTTATTTTATCTTCTTCAAGCATTACCACATCTATCGCTTCTAGATGCTGAAATCCAGAGGCTAATGCCAAAACAGCTTCTTCTAAATTTTGTTCTTTATCGATTTTCCAAACAGAAAGAGTATTTCCACTAGATTTCAAACATATTGTAATAGCATCAGAGGCTACTTTAAATACATCTTTTTCTCCATTTTGCGGCCATTTGCTTATATTAATTTTTCTGACTAAAAATCCCATATTTCATTTCAATGTCTCTAATTACAGATTCCAAATAATCTTTTAACCAATCTATATGAACATTAATATTCTTTAGAATTTCCAGACTTTCTAATGAGGCCCAACTTTCAAAAGCTCTAATTGCACATTCTTGAACTTCAAAATTCTTGTGAATGAGAGCAGCCGTTGCCATTGTTTGACCTTGTGGGGCTATATCACTATGAGAAAATCTTGCAATAAGTCTTAATATCCCAATAATTATATTAGAATTCCCAAAGTTTCGATTAAAAATATTGTTTAACCATTCTTTTGTAACCACCCGATTTTCATCCATCAATTTTCTAACAAAAATATCTGTTTGGTTATCATATCCATATTCAAAAGGTTCCTCTTTTATAAGAGATATTAAATTGTCTGAAAATTGTTTTTCAAGGATATTCAAACGCAATGCATTTATTGAATTTTCATCAGAAGATGATTGTAATATTGAAATTATCGATGAGTCGTCGGATATAGAAACATTGTTACTTTCTTTTTCAGACTGTATTTTATTAGATATAACAATGCCATATTCCTTCTTAAACAAAGGTATATTACCTATGCTGGTATTATTGGTTTGTATATCCATATTACTCAATAAAACTAAAAATATCAGATTTTAAATCATCATGCCATCCTGTAACTTTTTCTAAAAAAGATTCTATTTCATCTATTCCAAATCTTTCTTCTGCTTTTGTTGGTACAGAATTAATATCAAATGATAAATCAATTCTGTCAATTAATGAAACAGAGTTATCATTTCTAATTTCACCATTTATACGATTAATTGATGTAACAAAATTGAAGGATTCTGGTGATAGTTCTTCTGTTATATTTTTATTTATATGAGAAACAACTCGCCAATTCCATTCAAAAGGAATGTTATCTTTATAAAGCGAAGGAGTATTAAATAACTTATTATATATATTATTTAATTCTTCATCTGACATTTCACGTAAAAGAAAGCGAGAAACAAATGCTAATCTATGAGATTTACGAGGGAATCTTTTAAGAATTCTACTAAAAAAAATAGCAGCCTCTTTACAGAAATCTGTTTCTGTTCCTAAATTTGCCCCCTTTAAATCTGTAGGATTTTTTTCTATATCAATCCTTGTTGTTGCAATATTAATTCTCCATTCATTATTAGGAGATTGCATACAAAATCTATTCTGTGGCTGTGGTGTTAAATTATTGATTTCTTGAAAAACATTAGGAATAAAGCCCTTATCAGAGAAATCTGTTAACATATCTGAGATATTCTTTGGGGTAGCCCCCATATCTATAGCATTTAAAAAAATAGAAGCTTGATATTTTAACTTAAAATCTATCATAACAGTATATATTTATTGGCAAATATAATAATATTAATTTTATCCTAATAGGAATTTACATTTTTTTGTATTTCACACACTTAGATTTCAGAGTGTGATTATTTTATCTTGGAATGATTTCGATTTTTATTCTTCTTTGCTATTGTCATTGTTGAACGAGAACGAAACCTGCTGCATCTGCCCGAAACTGTCGATGATATAGATGTCAATCGTCTGCTGGTCGGTCGATGCCGATGTGTAGTAGAGCCGTAATGTTTCTTTCTCCAGCGGGTACAGGTCATTGGGCAGGAACACCGTATCTTTATCGATTTCCTGCTTTCCTTTGCCGCCAGGCTGGAAATAGCGTATTTAGTAGGTCGTAGACGTAAATACCTATTGAAAAACATACCATTGGCTGACTGAAAAGTGTACCATTAAAAAGATGTCCCCCAAAAATAAAAATAAGAAATGCTTTATGAGGAGTCAGTCAACCATGGTAGTAACCAAATCTATTGCAGAAATAGAAAGAGAATAACTGTATTGATTTAAAGCCGGAGCGTTAAGCTTCCGGCTTTGTGGCATTTCCTCCATCAAGCATTTTATATAGTGTCTGATATATGTATCCAGAGAAAAAAGTGATAACGATAGCTTGTAATAAAAATATTAAACGGATAAAAATATGAGTCTTATTCCCGGTAATATCAGGATTGAAAATGCTATATAGGACAAAATCCCCAAATGTAACAACTAATTTATCTTTTAATATTGTTTTATATTCATTGATAATCTCCTGATACATCTCTATTTTTTGATGAATTAATAAACGAAATTCATTTACATTAATACTATCACCTCGTTTCATTGATTCTAATATAGTCTTACTTGATGGATTTGATATATTATGCGGTTCGTTTTTAAGTGATATTCCTATAGTTTCAGCATTATTTAGCTTTGTTATAGGAATACTACCTATTATTCCAACACCAATTGCAGATCTTTTATTAATATCAATCTCCAAGGTATCCTCATTTATGATTGTAAAATAAAAGTCATCTACACTATTATATCCTATATATTTTTTGTTTTTTAATTCTTTATATATATGATTATAAGTATCAAGATATTTCTTATAAGACTTAATATTACCTTTTACATTTAAGATTCTGTCGCTTATAGATTTTTTTATATAACTATTTTCTATATTAAATTTATCTTGATTATTTATGTAAATTATATACTCAATAGACGACAAAAATAAAAACGACAACATTAAACAAGATAAGCTATATATAATTTTTTTGTTATTTGAAAGATTATGTGTGATTTTTCTCCTCCATTTTTTTGTAACTATTATTATGCCTGCTATTGAAGTTATTAAAATTGCATATGAAATTATATTAATATATAACATGCTATATTTGAACACAGGAAAGGTGTTATCAAATATATACAGGGAAAATATAATTAATCCTATTAGACATAGAAATAAAAATATTAACTCTATGAGAACCGCAAACTTATATACTTTCCAATTAGGACGTTTCATTTGTTTTTTTATAGATTGAATTGCCAGCATTTGATTTTATGGAACTAATGCAGGAATGAAATATGCCATTGATTCATTTAGGCAATCAATAAATTGCTGCTTTCTTTCTGATGGGATTTCATTTACTTCTCCATTTATAGGAGATGTTGTCATAAATTTGAAAAGCATGTAATCAGAATCAATTTTACCAGAAATATCTCTTAATTTGTGTAATACAGGTATAGAATCATATCTATTTTTGTAGGTATTTAAGAAACTAGAAAGCTTATTATTTGCCATAAGCAAGTCTTCATCATTATCCCAATCTTCTATGTCTTTTTTTGTTTCTGCTTTAAGACATGAGGAAATATGTGTTAGTAGAGTCTTATCTAATGAGTGACAAAGCCCCATTATATACTTGTGAGATTCAAATTCTTTTTGAAGTTCTATTTTATGTGACTCCAAGGATTTATTATAGCTATCCTTTACAGATTCGATTTGTTGTGTAATCTGTGCTATATCTTCTTTTGTTGCAAGATTTTTTCCTTTTTCTCCTTCATAGTTTATATCACGTGAATCTTCTTTTAATGCTTGATTTTCTCCTTTTTTCTTGTTGTATCCTTCCCAAAAAAGAAATACTCCAAGCAATATTATTTGTAAGATAAGTCCAATCCATTCCATGCTTATTCTCTTTCCTCTAATTATTTCTTATATGATAAAGCCCCAAACCATAAGGATTGGGGCTGAACATAGTTATTTCAATATATAGTTATATCTTAGTTCGGATTCATCATCTTTGTAACTATACGAGACTGATATTTTATTTATAGTGCCATCTTCATTATAATAATAGTCGTAATATGTCCAATAATCTGAATAATAATCCTTTTCAGATTTCCTTTGAATACGACCAAAAGAGTCATACTTGTATTCGTATTTTTGTTCTATTGATTCTTTTCCTGTATTACCACTAATAAAAATTTCTTGGAGAAGATTGCTATGTGAATCATATTCAAAAATATAATTGCCAAACAGAGAACCATCTTTAATGTTTGTCTTTTCTATATAGATATTATTCCCTTCATATCTGTATTGGCTTACATATCCAAAATTCCAAGCATCTTTTTCTGTTGTTCTTATTAATCTTTTTTGATTATCATATTCGTATGTCCATTCTTCATCAAGGTCTCCATCATCATTATATACATACATGCGTGATACAGAATCAATACTATTATATTCGTATTTATATTTTTTCTTAAATAAGGTCAGTTCATACTCATTCTTCTCTATCACGCGTTTTTTTTCATCATATTTATATTTATAATTACGTTCAAGCCTACAACCCAAGCCAGCTAAATAATGATTTGTAGTTTTTTCTTGCAATGTACCATCCTGATTATAAATATATCTTTCATAAAGTTCTCCATATTCGCTAATCTCTCCAAACTTTTTTTCATGTTCATTGATAATTATTTCGGATAAATATTCCACTTCTTCGGTTTTAGAATCTTCATCTTCGGAACATGATGTAATAAAAAAGAGTATTACCATTGCAGGCAACATAATTAAGATTTTCTTCATGGTTATATTATTAATTGGTTAAACATTTAGTTCCAGTAATTTCTTTAAATCCTCGAACGAGTGAACTTCATAGAGAGTTCCTTTAACTTTAACGTATCCGTTCACTTCTGATTCGCATGTTGTGCTGGCTCCAGTGATTTCTGCCCTGGATGCCAATAACTCCCAAACAGGAACATTCAACACAGAGGCGAATTTTTCCAGGGTTTCCACCAGCAATTTCCCTGACAACTGTCTACTGATTGCCTGACGGGATACCCCTACCATATCTGCAAATTCATTTATAGATATGTTCTTTTCTTTCAGTACATCTTTTATTCTGTTCATAGTCATTATTTTCTGATTACAAAGATATATACAACAATATATATGTAAATAGTATTATTGCTTAAATAATATTAAAAACAACAATTTTATTTACAAAACCCTTGCAAATGTAAATAAAACTATTTACCTTTGCAACATCAAGCAATAAGTAATAACAATTTAAATACATACAATTATGAAGACAACAAGTAGTGAATACATCAAAGAGATTAAGGCACAAGTAAGATTGATCAACGAAGCACTTAAAAGAGTGCAAGAAGCCGAAAAGGTACAAGAAACAGCAGTTAATTCAAGAGAGTATGATAAATCTAAGGCTGAAGCTGCTGACGCCAGTGCTGATGTGATGACAGCATTAGAAGAAGCTGTAAGGCTTGCATCTGCAATGGGCTGCGCAACAGGCTTATATGATATACATAAGTACCACAAAATTGCAGAGTTTGATTTCAGAGATTCACATAAATAATAACAATTTAAACACGTACGATTATGAAGACATTGAATGAACAAGTTGACGAGATTAAGAACATGAAAGGCTCTAAAGCAACAAAGAAAGCAGCTTTCATCAAGTTAGGCTTGAGAAAGTATGAGATTGAACTTCTGCTTTCAGAACTGCCGAAACCTGTAAGAGAATCGCACAGGTTTACTTTTGGTGTTGAGATTGAATGCCTTGTCGCTGCAAGCATTATGCGTGAATGTGCTACAAGAAATGCAATGCCGTTTCAGTATGAGGGCTACAACCACACAGACAACAATCATTACTACAAGTTTGTATCAGATTCATCAATAAGAGGCGAAAATCCTATCGAATGTGTGTCGCCTGTGCTTACAGGCAAGACAGGTATGAAAAGCCTAGAAACCTGCTGTAAAGCTTTGAATGAAGCAAATGCACAGGTTAATAGGTCAACAGGTCTTCATGTCCATATAGGCGCACAGAATTTGTCTGATGAGGCTTATATCAACGTTTTCAAAAACTATCAGAAGTTAGAGAGAGTTATTGATACATTTATGGCAAATTCAAGGCGTGCCAACAACAGCCAGTGGTGTAGGACACTGCAGGGTAAAGACTTTACAATGTGTACGACAAAATTAGACATTTTCGATGTGATGAACGGTAACAGATACTACAAAGTAAATGCATGTTCTTATTCACGCCATAAGACAATAGAGTTCAGACAGCATCAAGGCTCTACAGACTTTGAAAAGATTTCAAACTGGGTGAACTTTTGCGCAAAGCTGGTTGCATGGTCTAAGAAGAACGTTTTGAGTTCAGAGGTTAATTCGATAGACGAAATACCTTTCTTGACAGCGAAAGAAAAATCATTTTTCAAATCACGTGCCGAGGTTCTTGCATGAGCCTCGCACATTTAAAGTTAATCAGATATGTGTTGTATTATATATAAGCCCAAGGGTGTCCAGATGCCGAGTTTGGACACTCTCGCAAAAATCAAGAAGCTAAACCATAATGGTTACGGGTTCGTTTCAACCGATCATTTTCATAAGGGTTTGGATTATCGGACATTCTTACGCCACCTGTCGGAGGTTGGTGACGACGAGGACTGCATCATTCATTTCAGACTTGCCACGCACGGTTCAATATGTAGGGCTAACTGTCACCCGTTTGTCGAGAATGGCGTTTATTTTGCCCACAATGGGACGTTGAACGTTTGTCCTGTTGGTGACATGACTGACAGTGAAATTGCCTTCAGAATGAAAATTTATCCCCAAATACAGCAGTTTGGATATGGGACAAAGCAGGCAGACTGGGCTATAAGGCAGATTTGCGGTTATTCAAGGTTTGCCATGATGTACCAGGGCGAAGTGAGATTATTTGGTGATTATAAAATACTGAATGGCGTTTATTATTCAAATTTGAGATGGTTATGAAAAGAGAAAAGTTGACGGTTAAAGCATCAGAGGTAAGAAGAATTAAGATGAGTGTAAACCCACCCAAGGCGGTAGTGGATGCAGGTTATAGAGTGATTCATAACGGTGAAATAAAATGCTGGATAGGTATAGGATGGGTGACTGAAGGCAGGGCGTCAAAAAGTGATTATTATAAAATACCCAAAGTTGTAAACGGATAATTTAAGATGGTTATGAAATCAATAAACGTAAATGGTTGCAGTGTATGTCAACCCGGTAAGGAGAACTTTTGTACTTACACTGTCAAATATATGGGTAAAAGAATAAAAATGTATCAGTACGATTACAGAATGGATTCAGGTGATTTATTTACTTGTTGTGCCCCAACGCTTGAAAAGTGTAGAGAAAAGCGTGATGTGTGGCTAAAAAACAAACATTTGGTATAATGTTTCGTATGTGTAGAATTGTTATTCAAAATTGTCTTCATAATTAGGTATCTTTGTGAAAAGGTACCATCGCGGATTAGAGCAGTGGTCAGCTCGCTACTTTGACTTGGTAGAGGTCGCCGGTTCGAGTCCGGCATCCGCAACTAATAAAATATATCACACGATTATGGAAATACTTAATCTTATCATCAAACAGAAATTCTTTGACGAAATCATGTCAGGCAAGAAACGTCAAGAATACAGAGAAATAAGGCCTAACACACAAAAGAAATACTGCCAGCTTGACGCAGACGGCTTTTGTGTAGAGGTTAACGGTGAACTGCAGCCAAAACATTATGACGCAATCCGGTTCTTTGTAGGTTACAAGAAAGACCGGGCCAGTGCATTGGTCGAAGTCAAAGACGCAAAGATCGAGCTGTTTGAGGACGAGAACCACAACCTGATTGAATACACTCATCAAGGTGAGACATATTTGGCTGCACAGGTCGTTTATGACCTTGGCAAGGTTATAGAAAAACATGTCTAATTTTAAATTTTAAGCTGAGTCAGAGTAAACAGAAGCACATTTTCAACAGGCGGTTATCGTGGAGGTCGTAGAGGCTTGACTACCGAAAATGGAGGTTTGTCACAAGGTGGCAGATTCATCAACCGTAGACAGCAGTATTATAATGTCCGCACAGGACTTGGTATGAGTGGCGGATAATGACACTGCAAGAAAAAACCATAAAGAGTATTGACGTTATCAGAGCAAAATCAGATAGCGCAATACTCTTTTTGTCTTTGGGTAAAGATTCATTGGTTTTATTGGATATGATCTATCCTAAATTTAACCGGATTGTCTGTGTGTTCATGTACTTTGTCAAAGGTCTTGAGCATATCGAAAGATGGATTGGATGGGTGAAGGCAAAATATCCTAAAATCGAATTCGTGCAGGTGCCTCATTGGAACCTGACATATATTCTTCGTGGCGGCATGTATTGTGTACCAAATCCTAGAGTGAAACTTTTGAAGTTGGCTGATGTGGTGAAGGCCATGCAGCTCAGATATGGACTTTACTACACTTTCTTGGGTATGAAGAAGGCTGACGGCATGAATCGCCGCCTGATGCTAAAAGGCTATGAGGCAAACGGGTATGAGAACAACGGAATGTGCTATCCTCTGGCCGACTGGACGCAGAAAGACATTCTATCTTACATGAAACAGAACTGTCTGCCGGAGCCTGTCAGATATTCGCTGAAGGCCAGTTCGGGCGTAGGATTCAATTTGGATTGCATGTTATGGCTGGAGAAGAATTATCCACAGGATTTACAGAGAATTTACAAGGTGTTCCCGATGGCTGAGAGAATCCTTTGGGAGCACAAAAACAAACAAAATTAATAGGAGGAACGTAGAGTCAGAAGGAATAAAACAGCGTCAGATATTACAGCTCAAAGGAATAGATTACAGCGCGAAGCCTACAATAGGTATGGGACTATGTTTACAGAAAGAAATCTTAGCATAGTAAATGCTTATAACAGTGTAATGAACAGGTACGCAAGGAATCAGGTTAAAAACCGTGCATCAGGTTTAACTAATGGATAATATGGAACTGAGCAAATACATAAAGAGTGAATCGGTGGAACTTAACCGTTCTGCCATCCACTTCGCTGATTATAATCCCAGGAAATTATCAGAGGAATCCCGCAAGACTTTGAAACGGGGTATCAAGAAGTTTGGTTTGGTTGGTGGTATTGTAGTCAACAAGCGGACCGGCCTTACTGTTGTGTCCGGCCATCAGCGTCTGACGGTCATGGATGAGCTGCAGAAGTTCCCTGAAAATGACTACAGAATCCGCGTTGATGTAATTGACGTGGATGAGAAGCGGGAAAAGGAGTTAAACATTCTAATGAATAACCCGAACGCACAAGGAACTTGGGATTTCGACGCTTTGGCTCGACTGGTTCCAGATATAGACTACCAGGATGCTGGTCTTACTGCTGCCGACCTGAACATGATAGGTTGTGATTTCCTTCTCCAGACAGAAGAAGAAAGTTCTATTGCTGATGCTTTGGAGGATATGATGGCACCTGTTACTGAACAGAAAGAAGCTGAGAAAGCCGCAAAGCAGATGGAAAGAGCTGAAAAGGTAGCTCACATGAAAGAAGTAAAGCAGCAGGTGAAGAATGCAGCTCAGAAGCAGGCACAGGATATGGACGCTTATCTGATGCTTTCCTTTGACACGTTCGAAGCTAAGGCAGCCTTCTGTGAAAGGTTCGGTTACGACCCCTACTCCAAGTTTATCAAGGGTGAGGTATTCGATGAACAGATAGAAAGAATTGAATGACAACATGAAATTTTAGGAGGAAAGCCGAGTCAGAAGAAAAACATATAGCCAGTTGTATCAACAGTCAAGACGAATAATGTACAACGCCGGAAGGCAATACGGGCTTGGTACAGACAGACAAAGAAGTATAAGAGACAGAACGAAGTCTATAATGGAAAGATATGCGGCAAGGATAGACAGCTATTTCTCAAAGAGAGGAATTGATATTTATGGTGATAAGCCTGTTTCTCGCCGCATTTATATGGGCAACAATAACGGATGATTGATTATGAAAAGTGAATCTCAAAAAAGCAAACATACAGGACGAAAGCCCAAATTCGATTACAAGAGTGAGGAATTCCTCTCTCAGGTGGAGACGTATGCCAAAAAGGGATTCACGGACAGAGAAATCGCTTTTGCGTTAGGCCTGGCTCCCCAAACGTTCTGTGAGAAGAAGAATGAGCACTCTGAATTATGCGAAGTATTAGCGCGCGGGCGTGCGACCATCACTGCAGCTGTACGTGCCAAGTTCCTTGCTGTAGCTTTGGGTGGTATCAAGACAAAAAGCACTGTAGTAAGGAAGCTGAAAGACCAGGACGGAAACCTGACCGGCGAAGAAGAACTTCAGGTGAGCGAAAGCGAGCTGGCTCCGAACCTTCAGGCGATGTCAGTATGGCTGTATCATCACGATGAAGAGTGGCGGAAGGTTGAGCGCCGGCAGGATGAAGAGAGTGACCTTCATCGTGAGAACGGCATCGACATAGACAAATGGATGGAGGAGAACGAAAGTGAAGATTAAGCCCCAGAAGATATATGCTCCGCTCTATCACAACAAGGACAAGTTCATCATTCTTGTCACCGGAGGTCGTGGTAGCGGAAAGTCGTTCAATGTATCTACGTTCATTGAACGGCTTCTTTTCGAGGTGCGTCACCCGTCACCTGAAAAGAGAATCGTCCATCAGATACTCTATACCCGATACACGATGGTTTCGGCTCATATTTCCGTTATTCCTGAATTCATGGAAAAGGTAGATTTGGATGGTCACTCTAAGTATTTCCGAAGTACCAAGACAGATGTGAAGAACCTGCGCAGTGGCGGGTGCGTCATGTTCCGTGGTATCAAAACATCATCAGGCGTGCAGACAGCCAAGCTGAAATCCATTCACGGGATAACTACCTTCGTTGTTGATGAAGCGGAGGAATGGGTATCGGAAAAGGAGTTTGAAACCATCATGCTTTCCATCCGTCAGAAGGGAATACAGAACCGAATTATTATCGTGATGAACCCGACGGACTCTAACCATTGGGTCTATAAGCGATTCATCGAGAACACACATAAACTTGTAGAGATTGATGGCGTACAGGTGCAGATTTCCACTCATCCGAATGTACTTCACATTCATACAACATACTTTGATAATCTGGAGAATCTTTCCCCGGAGTTTCTGAATGAAGTCAAGGAAATGAAGGAGAAGAATCCGGAGAAGTACGCCCACACTGTTATCGGCCGATGGGCGGACGTGGCCGAAGGTGCCGTGTTCAAGAAATGGGGCATTGTGGATGAGTTCCCGATGTGGTGCAAGAAAGTGGCTATTGGGCTGGATTTTGGTTATACCAATGACCCTACAGCTGCTATCCGATGTGGAATCATAGACAATGCACTGTATCTGGATGAAATAGATTACCGTACTGGATTACTTTCCGGCGACATCATAAAAACCTTGCGGCCTTGGAATCTGAAAGTGATTGCTGATAGTGCAGACCCAAGGCTTATTCAGGAAATCCACAACGGTGGCATCAAGATTTATCCAGTAGAGAAAGGGCAGGGGTCTGTCAATGCCGGTATCGACAAGATGCAGGGAATGGAAATCTTTATCACTAGACGTTCTTACAACCTGCAGAGGGAGCACAGAAATTATGTTTGGGCAAAGGATAAGGATGGAAACTACATCAATGAGCCGGAAGACCACGATAATCATGGTATAGACGCCGCTCGTTACTATGTGCTGGGAGAACTTCTCGGCAGGATTATGAAACCGAAAGACATTTCAGGAGTATTTGGACATTAAATTTTAGTATATGAGAACTTTAGAGGAAATTTTAGCTATACCAGAGATAGAGAGGAAAATATACTATCTGAAAAAGGGCCGAAAGACGATGTTGCCAAACGCCCATGCTCTTTATAATGACTGGAATCCAAACAGGCATGAGATAGTGATTGACGAGGAAAAATATCCAAAAATCAAAATTATCACCAAGCCTGAAGAAAGGATTACCGATCCGACAACAGGTAAAGAATACGTTGAGCCGGCGGTTAAGAAAGAGGTTGAACCAAATAGAATAGCTCTTCCAATCGAGCAGGATATCGTAAACCTTCAAACAGCTTTCACAGTAGGAACAGAACCGACACTTGATTGTCAGCCAGATGAATCAGAAGAAAGCCTTCTTTCTGCCTTGAAGCAAGTGTTTAAGAAGAACAAACTGAAATACCAAAATAAGAAAGTTGTCCGTGCATGGCTGGCCGAGCAGGAAGTGGCCGAATACTGGTATGTAGTCAAGGATGATGGCTTCTGGGCTAAGCTCAAGCGCAAGATTGCCGACATTTTCGGAAAGTCCAAACCTGAGTATCGTCTGAAGAGTGCCATCTGGTCTCCTTTTAGAGGAGATAGGCTCTATCCGTTCTTCAATGACCAGGGTGATTTGGTCGCACTCTCCCGTGAATACAAGAAGAAAGACCTGGATGATGTTGAGATCACCTGCTTTATGACCATTACCAAGGATATGGTTTACCAATGGGAACTGACAAGTAATTGGACCGACAAAGGTACGTTCGCACATGGATTCAAGAAGATGCCGGTGATTTATATGTACCGTCCGGAAGCGTACTGTGAAAAGATTAAGAGTCTCCGCGTAAGGCTGGAGAAACTTCTTTCAAACTATGCAGATTGCATAGATTATCATTTTTTCCCGATTCTAATGCTGTTCGGTGATGTACAGAATTTTTCAGGCGAATTCAAGAATAGGGTAGTGGAACTTACAGGCCAAGGTGCAAACGCCCAGTATCTGACATGGAGTCAGGTCCCGGATACAGTTAAATTCGAGGTGGAAACATTGCTCAGTCAAATCTATGGGCTGACAAATACACCTCGTATATCCTTCGACTCTTTGAAGGGTACAGGCAACGCGGTTTCCGGTGTGACTTTCGACTATGTGTTTATGTCTACCCACCTTAATGTGGAGAATCTGAACGAAACTGTCGGAGAGTTTATGCAACGGCGTGTAAACTTCCTGACTTCCGCTTTAGGTTCAGTTAATACAACTCTTGAAGCAGCCTCAGAGACAATTGATATAGATGTTCAGATGCAGCCGTACAAGCTGGAGGACATCAAAGACAAGATTGACACAGCCATCAAAGCTAAAGATGGTGAAATATGGTCACAGGAACGGGCTATCACTTTTGTAGGGAACGTGGATTCTGTTTTGGACGAGATTGAAGCAATAAAGGAAGAACAGGCTGAAAAACAAAATGATGACATTGAGAAACAAAAGAAAATTAATGAAATAAACGGAAAGAATAGTTTGTAAAATAATAGTATTTGCATTAAAAATAGCGGTATTTTTCGTGGTATCGCTATTTTTTGTGCAAAAAGTTTTGCTATTAGTACTAAATTTAGTACCTTTGCATAAATGAAAATATAATGGGCTCAAAAGAGAAATTGATAGAAAGGTTCAAGAAGCTGCCAAAGGACTTCACCTTTGAAGAAACCCTTTCTTTACTTGGCTACTTCGGTTATACTAAGCACAACAAAGGGGCAACTTCCGGTTCCCGCATTCGTTTCAAGAACGAAGAAACAGGGCAGTACATAGATATACATCGTCCTCACCCTGGTAGTATAATGAAAGCGTGGATGATGAAAACGATTTACCAACATTTAAAGAATAACGGTTTAATATAAAGAATTATGGATTATTTGGAATACAAAGGTTACAAGGGTTCTGTAGAATACAGCAAAGAGGACAATTGCCTTTGCGGTAAGGTACAAGGAATGGGCAACAAAGCCTTGATTCTTTATGAAGGAACCACCATCGACGAACTCCGGAAGGATTTTGAAGAAGGAATTGATAGCTATCTCGAAGGTTGCAAAGCTGATGGGGTTGAGCCGATTAAACCATTTAGCGGTAAACTCAATCTTCGTATGCCATCCGATCTTCATGCACGTGTGGCAGCATTTGTCGCAAGTACAGGTATGACAATAAATGAGTTCATAAACAAAGCTATTGTTAATGAGCTAAATCATGATTGTGCCATGTAAAGAGTATGCCTATGGACAAACAGGATTTATTTATATGTGCCTGCCATAATGTGGAACATCAGCTTATCATGTCGTATTCTGATGATGATAACTATAAGGAGGTTTATTGCAGTGTTCATCTGAAGCCGGAACAAAATATCCTAAAACGTATATGGCGTGGTGTTAAATATATTTTTGGACATCGCAGTATGTATGGAGAGTTTGATGAGTTTATCTTTAAATCAGAAGATTCAGATAAGCTTCAGAAAGTTGTGGACTATTTGAAATATTGTAAATAGATATATTTTCAGCGTGATTACTACGGTAGTCACGCTTTCTTTTTGCCTAAAAACGAACATTTCCCTAATTGTTTCGTATTGTCGGCCATAAAATTTCCGGCTTCTTTTATCTATAAGTAATTTTACCGTATGAAATTATCAATCAAAATCATACGGTATGACAATATTTGAAAAAATCTTGGCAGGACTACAACAGAAATTCCCTGGGGTGGAAACTGCCACACTTACCCGTATAGCTACGAAAAAGGCTGAGGGTGTAACGGACGAAACGAAGGTAAACTCCATTGTTGAGGGTATCTCATTTCAGGACGTGCTGACTTCATACGGCGATTTCCGTGCCGGGGATGCTCGAATCACAGCGGTTGCAAACTATGAGAAGAAGCATAACCTTAAAGACGGTAAGCCAATCGGGGAACCGGAAGAAAAGAAAGACGAAAAGAAGGATGAGACAAAGGACGAGATGCCTTCATGGGCGCAGGCTTTGATTGACTCCAACAAGAGCCTTTCAGAAAAGCTGTCTGTTTACGAGGCTGAAAAAGCGCAGGCGCAGCGCTATTCTCAAATCTCGGCAGTGGCTAAGAAGTACGGCATTCCCGAATTTATGCTGAAGGACCGCAACATTCCTGAGAACACGGACTTGGACACTTATTTCAAGGACATGAAGCAGGATATGTCTAACAGCGGTTTCCAGTTTGCCAAAGCTCCTGAGACTGCCGAGCAGAAGCAGGAGAAGGAGGCAAGTGAGTTCGCCAAGATGATTGAGGCGGACACAAAACAAATTGTCGAACAACAAAAAAAGTAATTTATGGCAGCAGGAGTTAAGTATAATTTAAAGCCGATAGAAAAAACGATGCCTGAGCTTTGCCGCTATGAAACGGTGTTTCGTATTTCTGGAGGTTTTAATTTGGATATTAGCAATTTAAGCGGCGTTGAGAGGATTCCTCCTATGACACCGTTGGTCATTGACTTCAAAAACCGCACGGCAAAAGTCGTCGTGAACGTGGAAGTGGCGGAGAAGATTACAGCCGGAACAACTGCTCTGAAAATCAAAAAGGGCTCGTTCGCTTATGTAGGCATGCACTTGGGAAACGGCTCTAATGGCGGTACCATTGAGGCTATTGACAAGACATCGAGCACTGACTATGATACTGTGACCTTGGCCGCAAGTCCTACGCTTGCAGCAGAAGTAGGTTCGGTTTTGTTTGAGGCGTCGGCTGTCGCAGGGAAGACTCCGAAGGCAACCGCCAATGCCTTGAACTACGCATGGACGGAGGTAAAAGCGGGCGAAACTGTAACGGCTGTAGGACAAGCCTATGAGATTAGAACATCCAAGTTGCTTGTTCCTATTTCAGAGAATGACAAGACAAGTTTGGGAGACAGATTCATGTTTACTTATTAAGGAAAGGAGGGAATATGTATTTAACAGTTCAGACATTATTGAATGACCCGAATATCGTTAAGGCTGTGATTGACCGTGTGATAGCTCTCCGCCTTGATACGATTTACTGGAAGAAGCATCTGGACTTCGAGGAGACCAGAAGCAGGGTGTTTAAGACATATCTCGGTACAGTGACCGGTGTTACAGCCGGCTCGGTTATCGACCGTAATTCAGGTAAGCCGTTGCGTGAGCGCAAGTCACTCGGAAGCGGATATGGTGAAGTGGCCTGTATGGGTGACCGTTACCAGATGGATAACGATCGGCTGGACATGTTGCAGGAACTTATCAATAAGTTCAACAGTGCACGAACTACGGACCAGCAGTCTGCTGTAAACGACATTATCAACTACATCGTTGACGATTTCCGTCAGGTTCTTCTTGCCCCCCACAAGCGTATGGACATCGTGGACGGTGCTTTGCGTTCTGACGGAAAGGCAGAAGTTAAGGTGGACGACAATCCGCAGGGTATAGAAATGCTTGACATGGAATTGCCGGTTAACCGCGTTACTCCGCAAACAAGCGACAAAGACCACTTTATCAAGTATCTTATGGATAAGGTGGTTGAACTTCGTACGAAATACGGCATGTTTGTTTCGATGGAGATGTCTCGAAAGACCTTTATCAACGCTATTGTGGGCTCGAAGGATTTCGGTGACTTCTACAAGCAGACACTAAATCAAAGGGAGGTCCAGATTGCATCCGGACTTATGACAAGTGAAATGGCATCTACAATCTTCCAAGGTATTGGATTGCCTCCTATCGTTATCAACGAAGACATGGTGGAATTGTCTGACGGTACTTATCACCAGGTATTCAAGGATAACCGTATTTCGTTGTTCACTACTCCGAAGCAGGGAAAGATGCGCTGGCATACTCCTTATGAGATTACAGACCCTGTACCCGGAAAGACCTACACGCCCTCAGAGGGAGGTATGTACATATCGAACATCAGGACTGACGAAGGCCGGTTCATGGAATACGGGGCAGAGTGGATTCCTGAATACACCGCACCTAACAAGATTACTATTTTTGACCTTGATACGATGTTATCAGCATGACAGTAAAAGACTACATATCACAGAAGTTTCAGACCTTCGGCATCAACCTGTCGGAGGCTGACCTTTTGGAGATAAGTCTGTCTTCAGGGATAAGCGGAGAGGATGAGATGGATCAGTCAAACATCGGGCTTGTGTCGGTGGCTATGGCGAAGTTCATCCCCTCTCTATTACTTAGAGCTACTTCCATTAGCGAGAACGGTTTCTCTATGTCCTGGGACACCAAAGGCTTGAAGGAATACTACTCGTTCTTGTGTAAGAAGTACGGTCTTGAAGACACGCTGTCAGATAAACCTAAAGTTAGATTCCTATGATATTCGCACCACATACATTACAGGTAAAGATTACAACTCCAATGGAAACAGACGAGTTCGGCCGGCCTATTCCTGGTACCGGTGGAGAAAGCTGGCAGGATGTGTGTTGGTGCCGTTGTGACGATAACTCCACCAAAGAGTTTACTTCGGGGAACGGCGAGGTGTACCGACCGAATTACCATGTTGTCTGTGAGAAAAGAATCTCACTGAAGGCTGGTGATGAAGTCAGATGTATGGATGGTGAGAATATCCGGGGAGAAGGCAAGGTTTACATGGTTAAGAAAACAAATTATTTTGGTTACTCAGAGATATGGCTGTGAAGTTTGATTTTTCGGACGTGGATAGCTTTTTCGAGCAAGGTTATGCCGAGGTGAAGGCCGTTGAGGAAAATGTAGGTAAGGAGGCTGTCGATTATGCCGTGAAGAACGGGTCTTATCAGAACCGGACCGGGAACCTTAGAAAGTCAAACAAGTATTCAGTTGAGGACGACGGACTGGTGATAAAAAACGTTGCTGAGTATGCCTCGCACGTCGAATCTAAAGGCTATGAAGTATCAACAGGAGCAGCCCTATATGCCGAGAGACGATTGAAGGAGGAAATAAAATGATAGTAACCACCGACATAGCGAACATACTTTACCATGACTGCCAGACTTTCGGCATATCCATCGTTCCTCACGGCAAGAAGCTGACAGGACCGATGAAGTCTGAAAGGATTGTCATTCACGCTAAGAAGCAACAGCCAGAGACGTACTGGAAGAAGTCTTTCGTAGAGGTGAACTTTTGCGTTCCCGACCTGAAGGAAGGCGAAGCCAACACCATTCGGCTAAACGAACTGGAGAAGCAGGCGCAAAGTATATTGGATGATGTGACCGGACGCTATGACGGCACCACCTATCATTATTCCATAGATACAATCGGGACAGAGGAGGACACAGCCTTAAAGTGTCATTATGTGAATGTTAGAATTTTGTTTGAAGTTTTAAATGTGAAATAATATGGCAGAAGCAAAGAAAATAACAGCCGTGAATATCAAGAAACTTTGGTATGGCGAGACAAGTGCTATTACAGAAGATTTGACAGGGCAAGCGTTGCATACTCTTTTGCAGGGTGAAACCTTGAAAGAGGTAAAGAATATCCATCAGGATACGTGGACTCTCGAAGAAGCGGAAGCGAGCCGAACGAACTATAAGAACCAGCTTACCGGTCAGACCTATCGTAGCGACAAGGAAATGGGTGACGTCATCGTTAACTTTACGATTGGTGAGTACGACTATCCGACGAAGAAAGACCTCATGGGTGGTGACGTCATCAATACCGATAAAGGCTGGAAGCGTGCCAGGGGCAAAGTGAACATCGAAAAGTTGATTGTAGCCCAGACCGACGACGACCAGTATTGCGTTATTCCTCGTGCTGACATCGGAGCCCGTGAAGCAACCACAGACAAGGCTATTGGCCTTCCTGTTAGTGCAGTTGAACTGGAACCCAAAAACTCCGCCGTTGCGCCAGAATACTGGTTCGATTCAGAAGAGGTAAAACAGGGAGCGTAAAGGTAAATGGATGTTTTTAGGATGGCGGTGGGTGGTTGGCTCACCGCCTTTTTTATGGATAAATTATGAACACAGGAGCAAAATTGGTATCTGAAGCCATCACAGGCATGGACTTTAGAACGGTTATAGTTGGAGGTAAGAGCTATACGGTCTATCCTCCTACAATACATAAATTGGCCGGAGCTATATCCTATATGTCTGGAGTTCAAGAAGCAGACAATTTGAAAGATGTTTTGCTCTCCTTGGGAAAAAGCGAGGCTTACAGTAAGGCCCTTTCGTGGCTGATTGCTGGAGACGAAAGTCTGAATGAAGAATTGTCACAGGGTACACTGGACGAGGTGGTGGACGCCTTGGATGAAACCCTTTCCATGATTGATTCCAAGGTTTTTCTCAAAGCTGTCAGCTTGGCGAAGAACGTAAGCCTGCTGGCAGCGAAACCGAGGTTGTAGGCAATGACACGCTTTTGGGTCAGATTGCATCGTTCATGGAAAATCTGCACCTGTCCTATCGAGAAGTGGTCTACGAGATACCGTACAGAAATTTAGTATTAATGCAGCGTGACAAGCTCCATACCGTTACCGGGACGAAGGTTACAAAGGTGAAGGGTAAGGATATGGCTTCACGCAGAAGGAGAAACAAGAAATAGATATGGCAACATTATACTTTAAAGTCAGTTCAGACTACGATGAGGTTATCCGTCTGAGGCAGGAATGTGAGAAGCTGGAAGCTCAGCTCAAGAGAATGGATGTGAACAAATCCCCTGCAGCCGCCAAGGCTTTGGAAATGCAGCTGGCATCCATCCGTCAGCAGATGATGAGTTTGGTGACAGAAGCTGGAAGAGTCGGAGCAGTTATGGAGAATGACCTGAAAAAGAAACTTAATTCCGCATCAAAGGCTTCTGATGAACTTACAGAGGAGATCATCAAGCAGAGAAAAATTATCCGTGATACACAGGATGATGTAAGGCGTTTGTCTGATGAATATTCAAAGATGGGCAAGTTTTCTCCTAATTCAAGTGCAAAACTGACCGAATTGAACAGGGCTAAAGCAGCTTTAAACGAGCAAAGATATGCAATGGGAGAGCTTCAGGACCAGCAAGCAAAGAACAGGCTTGAAGTACGAAAACTTACGAGAGAGTACAAAGAGTTTGCCAGTGGAACAAACAACGCTGATGAGATCGTAAAATCACTGACGGATTCTTTAAAGCGTACAGCCGCTGAAATCGGTGGACTGGTGGCGATAAAGAAATTCGGCTCCGATGTGATTGAAGCAACCGGAAAGATGCAGCAGTTACAGGTAGCTCTTTCAACCATTCTTCAGGATAAATCAAAAGCCGACCAACTCATAGCAGAGATTATTCAATTTGCCGCTAAAACACCGTTCAATCTTGACGATGTGGCGACCGGAGCGAAGCAGCTTTTGGCATACGGTTCGTCTGCTGAAAATGTCGTGAGTGAACTTTCCATGCTTGGAGATGTAGCTTCCGGATTGCAGATACCTATCGGACAGCTTATCTATCTCTATGGTACATTGCGTACACAAGGACGCGCCATGACCGTAGACATCCGTCAGTTCGCAGGCCGAGGTATTCCTATTTACGAAGAACTGGCCAAGGTTTTGGGCGTTTCCAAAGACCAGGTAGGTGAACTTGTAAAGGAAGGTAAGGTCGGATTTAAGGAAGTCGAGCAGGCATTCAAGAATATGACATCTGAGGGAGGAAAGTTTGCCAATCTTATGGAGAACTCTGCCGGAACATGGCCACAGAGATTGTCTAACATTGAAGATACTCTTTTTCAGAAAATGAATGAGTTCGGGAATAAATACAAGGAAGTATTTGAGTTCGGAATTGGATCAGCTGAAAATTTGGTAGAAAGTCTTGATGATGTGTTGGCGGTTATTGGTGGTTTAATAGCTGCTTATGGCACTTACAAGGCGGCATTGATTACAACGGCTGTAGCTCAGAAAGCGGTTGGTTTCATTGAAAGTATCCGTTTGATTGCCATGTACAGGAAAGAGATGGGATTAGCCACAGCTGCGCAACAGGCTTTCAATGTGGCTTCTAAATCAAACGTGTATGTAGCTTTATTGTCGGCTTTGGTTGGAATTGGTACAGCAGTTTATATGTTCACTAAGAGGGCTGACGAAGCTACGGAGAGCCAAAAACGGCTTAATGAGGCTTCTGCCAATTATGAAAAAGAAGTTGCTTCGGAAATAGCTGAAGTGGACAGGTTGTTTGATAAGCTAAAAAACGCTAAAAAAGGAACAGATGAATATAATTCAGCAAAAGCTGCCATTATTAATCAATATGGGACATATCTTAATGGACTTAGCGAGGAAATCCGTACATTGAAGAATGTAGAAGGAGCGTATGATGCTGTTACTAAAGCCGTCCAAAAAGCTGCAAGAGCACGTGGAATGGAAAGCGCAATAAAGGGGGCACAGGAAGAATATGGAGAACTATACGGGAAAAGTGCTGGCAAATTGTACAAAGAACTCACTAATATCGTTGGTGAGAAAAAAGCAAAGTCGTTTATTGACAGCATAAAAAAAGAACTTGAAAAGACGGGTACAATTTCAAAAGGACTTACTGAAACCATTGCAAACGTGTTCCGTGGTGATGCTAACTATGGTAACAGTAAAGCCTGGATGCAAAGCATGAAAAATGCGACAAAGAACCTGAAAGACACCTATAAAGCCGCAGAAGCTATATTCTCAGACTCAAGTTTAGACACAAAGCCATCAACTAAGGCAGATGTGGATGATAAGTCTTATTGGGAAAAGCAGAAAAAAGAACTGCAAGGACAGCTTGATGCACTCTCCTCAAAAGAGGCGGCTGGAAAAAAAGGATTGGAACTACGCAAAAAGATTGCATCTATAGAAGAAAAATTAAAGCCATATTCGGCTGAATACGATAATAAAAGGGACAAAACGGCAATCAAATCATATAATTCGCTGGTCCAACAAGAGAATAAAATTTCGGAAATAGAGCGTAAACAAGCTCTAGAACGTGCAAAAGAAGCGGGGAATTTAGAAAATCAGGTTGAACAGGCTCGAATAAACGCCATGGCTGATGGCAGTAAGAAGATCATTGCTCAGCGTGAATATGATAATAAAAAGGAGCTTGCTGCAATCGACCGGGCTAAAGAAGAATATATCCAAAAAGAAATTCAGAGACAGAAAGAAATTTTTGATGCAGAGGAAAATTTAAAAGCACAGAAGAATCCAAAATACAAGAAAAAATCGTTCAATTCTTCAGTCGTGTCTGTTGATACTTCCTCATTCGACGAACTGAAATATTACACAGAACAAAAGCAAATACAAGACAGGCTCAAAGCAGAGAAAGATGCTATGAATACCTATCTTATGGAATACGGAACGTATCAGCAACGAAAACTTGCCATAGCGGAAGAATACGCGCAGAAGATACAAGAAGCTCAGAATGAGGGGGAGCGTCTTACGTTGATAAAAGAACGGGAGAAGTCCATATCGGATGTTAATCTTTCCGCAATTAAGCAGAATATAGACTGGGCTGGAGTGTTCGGTGATTTCGGCACAATGCTTCGTGACGAAATAGAACAAAGTCTTGAAGCTGTACGAAAGTATATGAAGTCAGATGAGTTTAGAAGTATGGCTCCGGAAGACCAGGCGAAAATTGTTGAAGCAGTAAACAACCTCAGAGGGAATGTCTCAGGCAACTTGTCTGATATTAATTTTAAAGAGATTGGAGAGCTTACAACAGAACTCCAAAATGCCCAGCGTAAGATGATTACCGCTTATTCTGCAGAAATCGCAGCTTATGACAATCTGAAAAAAGCACAAGACAACTATCATAATGCGATGGAAAGCGGGACATCCGAGCAGAAGCTTGCAGCAAAATCCAATCTGGATACTGCTCAAATTGTAGCGGACAATATGTCACAAGCATATAAACAAGCTGTCGGTGAGTTCAATGCTACTGGCAACAATTTGAAGGATGCGACAGATAGTGCTGTTGATGCAATAAACTCAGTATCATCTTCAATATCACAAATAAGGAGTAATTCTCTTTCAAGTGCATACGAAGGAACCCAGCAATTAACGGAAACTTTGGGTAAATCTTTATCAGGACTGGAAGGTATACTAGGCAAGGCTGGCGGTGCTTTATCAAAATTCGCTTCTTCACTAGGTGGAGCAACAGGAGAAATTGTTTCAGCTGCATTGGGACTTCTGGATCTTCTTAAGGACGGACTAGGAAGTATCTTTGCGGATTTAAGCGACCTAATGTTCAATGCGGTCAACGGTATTCTTGATGACATACTCAGTGGTGGAATAATAATGAAACCATTAAAGTCTGTCGTAGATGGTGTAAGCAACATTCTTAATACTATAACATTTGGAGGGCTTAATTCATGGCTCGGTGGTAATGACAAGGATGTCATGAAAACAGTAAGCCGCCTAACTGAAAGCAATGAATATCTGCAGGAAAGTATAGATCGGTTAAGGGAACGCATAGGAGATGAAAGTAATACTGCAGGTCAGACACTGGATTATTATTTAACGGCAAAAGACGCAGAGGAACAATGGCGTGAGAATCAGCAAGAAATAATAAAGAATCTTGCATCAGCATGGACGAACACTGGTTATGGATTCATGGGCTTGGGCGGTAAGGGCAGCTTTAATGGGCATGCTCCAGACAGTAATTGGTCAGGATGGGATTATTTTAGCGAGACACTGAAAAGTTTTGGATTTGATGTAACACTCCGGAATTCTGAAGATTTCTGGAATCTCACGCCTGAGCAGATGGAACTGCTTCGAGACAACAATCCCAAAGAATGGCAGAAACTATTTGACAGCGACGGACACAAGAATCCTCTTGAAGCTGTTGAGGAATATATCGAGCATGCAGGGAAGCTTGAAGAACTCACAAACGTGTTGAATGAGAATTTGACAAAGATAAGTTTCGACAGCTTATACGACAATTTCATAGACACACTTATGGATATGGATGCTTCTGCTGAAGACTTTGCAGATAACATGTCGGAATACTTTATGAGAGCTGTTTTGTCAGATAAAGTAGGCGAGATGTTTAAGACTAGGCTTAATAACTGGTACAACGATTTCGCTTCTGCCATGGAAGATGGAACGCTTAGTGACAATGAAATAGAAGCCCTTAGAAATAGCTATAATGACATAGTTAAGGACGCAATGGCAGAACGAGACGACCTTGCAAATGCTATTGGATATACCAGTAGTGACAACGAGCAACAGTCTGCCTCAAAAAAAGGATATGCAACAGCATCTCAAGACAGTATTGATGAACTGAGCGGACGTACAACAGCGATGTATGAATCTAATCTTAGGATAGAAACGGCTGAACAGCAACAGACTGTCGCCATTACCGAACTGCGAGGTTCTATCAGTGCCTTGACAGCTCAGGCGTCGGGCATGTACAATATCGCCGATGAGACACGTACAATTTTGGCCAATTCATATCTGGAACTACAGCAAATCAGAGAAAATACAGGTGAAATTATTAAACCAATTAAACAAATGCAAGCTGATATAGCTGAGGTAAAACGTAATACAGCAAGATTATGACAGGAGATTTATTAATTAACGGTAAAGATGCATTTTCAACTTGGGGCGTCCGCATGGGAGATGGTTTCCTCGATGCCATTGACGGCTTCAATGAGATGAAAGACTATATCGAGAACGAAAGCAGGCTAGAACATGGGAAACGGGTAATCACAGACAATGCGAAGGTGGATTCACGAGAAATCACACTCCAGTTTACCATCGAAGGAAGTTCTGAAAGTGATTATCGGGCAAAGAAGAAAGCCTTTCAGACAGAACTGGAAAAAGGTGCGGTAAACATCAAAATTCCAGCATTGGGAGATGAAATATACAAGTTGATTTATCTTGGAAAAAGTATCTCATACGGACTAAGTCCGGACCGTTGTTTCGCCAAGGTTTCGAGCAAGTTCTGTGAGCCAAACCCTATGGATAGAAGCGAATAACGAACATTCCATATATTGTTTCAAATGGAAGTCTTGATTTTTAGGACTTCCATTTTTTATTTATGAACTTTGGAGATATGATTGAAATCAAAGACATATCCGGCCAAGTAAAATTTTCCACACCAATCAATAATGGGGCCAAGGGAAAATTTACACTGATGAAGGAGGATTATATCATTCTCCCTTTCTCGGTGGCTAAACCTATTCCATTCAAGCTGGGTGACTACGTGGATATGGCCGGAGTGTTTGACGAATCAATGGGTGGAAAGTTGGCGAAAATCTATGAAATAACCGACATACAGAAGCCGACGTACAATACTTCCACCGGGGGATATGACTACGAACTTCAGATGAACGCATATTACTGGAAGTGGAAGAATAAAGTCTTCAAATACACTCCTGAACATGCAGGAAGCGAAGCGTCATGGTCACTTACCGCAGCACTTGATGTACAGTTGGGAGTGTTCCTTCGTAACCTGAAAGCATTGGGATATACCTACCGAGGGGCATACTTCACATTTAGCATAGATTCTACAGTTGAAAACAAGGCTGTGGCGATGACCTACGACAACATGAACCTGTTGGACGCCTTGTTTTCTATGGCTGGTGAGGATAAGTGGAACTGTGATTGCTGGATAACGGACAACGTGATTCACTTCGGACGTTGTGAATTCGGAGATTCCGTTAAAATTGAGCGTGGTGTGGAAGCTTCCTCTGTCACCCGTAGTGAAAGTCAGGGCACTTACGCCACCCGCATCTATGCGTTTAATTCCACAAAGAACATCCCCACGAACTATCGTCCGACCGACGAGCAGGCAGTAATCAATGGTGTGGTCCAGAAACGTCTTATGCTTCCGGCCGACACTCCCTACATAGACGCATACGAAAGCATGTCTCAGGAAGAAGCCATTGAGTATGTAGTTGTGTTTGATGATGTATATCCCCGGCGTGTTGGAACTTTATCCGATGTGCACACCCGCACCGAGGAAGTGGAGAATGAGGACGGCACGAAAGAGACAGTCACCTATTACCGCTACAAGGATACCGGGCTGGAGTTCAATGAAGGGTATATCATCGAGGGGCAAGAACTTCAGATAACTTTCCAATCAGGTAAATTGAACGGTATGGTATTTGGGGTTATCTTCAACCCTTCACCCAAGGATGAGACCCGTGGCGAGCAGCTTTGGGAGATTGTGAGGAACGAAAACTACGGCCGTCCGTTGCCGGATGATATGATGTACCCTGCCGACGGTGACGAATATATCCTTTCCGGATTCGACATACAACTGGTTTCCGACCAGTATATCCCGGAGGCAGAACTTGAACTGAAGGACAAGGCGCAGAAATATGCTGATAAGGTGAATAAAGATGATGGAACATATCAAACCACACTCAAAAGCTCCTGGGTAAAAGAAAATTTGATTTCGCGTACATTTGATTTCGGGCAACGAATCAATCTTATTGATGACACATACTTTGATAATGGACGTAGTTCCCGTGTTTTAGGCTGGGAAATGAATCTTGATATTCCTTGGGATTCCCCGATTTACACAATCGGAGAAAGTATGCCTTATTCCAGAATTGGTGATATAGAAAATAAGGTGGACTCTCTCACCTATAAAGGACAAACCTATTGGGGCAGTGGAAATGGGATATATTTGATTCGGGTCAATGATAGCACACCTGCTTCTGACAGCAATACATTTTCTGCATTAAGAGCATTAAGAATGTTCTTCAGAAAAGACAAATCAGATGAAACATCTTTCATCCAGAAATTTTTGGGCGGATTAGAAGTCGGAGCTTTTATTGATTCTTTGTTGGCCGGTAAAGGCACAGGAATAACTTCTGATGGTAGAATACAAACCGACAGGCTGGAAGTCCGCGGCTCGATGACGGTGATGGACTTAATCATCAACCAGCTGCAGGGTATGGAGGCCGACTATTCATTTACCGAAATTGGCAAGATAGCGCAGGTGGATAACCTCGGAGAAAGCACTTATAAGCTGTGGATTGAGAAACGCACGGATTACGACTTCGTGAAATTACAGGAAGGCGATGTCTGCTATTCAATAGTCAACACGCTGTACACCGGCGGCACGGACTACTTCACGAGCTGGATGCGCGTGCTGACTGTCAATGCCACGGACAATGCAATAACCGTGGTGCTGTATCCTGACAACGAGGTGCCGGGCGGCAAGAATTACGCCCCGATAGCGGGATATAACCTTACGCGCAGGGGCAACGCCACCATTCCCGACACGGAGGCCGGGGAAACGAACGAACGTGCGAAAAGCTGGCTGCTGTCGTCGAGCGAGGGCAGGATAATGTTCCTCGTCAACGTGTTCAAGCCGATACTGGAGGACTGGAACTACGGCGTCGTCATCGGCAAGCTGCCTAAGACTAAGGAGATAGAGCAGATACCGGTGGCAGAGGACGATTTAGGCATTATGGCCGACGTTATGATAGCCCGCAAGTTCTACGAGTTTGACGGGAACGGGAAACTCGTGACAAAAATCGTAGACCGCGGGCAGTGGAGCCTTGACGTGGCACAGAGTACCACCCCGTACCGCTACATGACGCACGAATGGAGCAACCCTTCAACAGGCCAGAACTTCGTTACCCTTGAGCAGCACGCGGTATGGCACCTGGGGTGCAAGTGGGGGTGTCTGATTGACAAGACACAGCTTGCGCCGAAATGGAACTCCACGGACTGGGCCATGCTGGAGGGCGACCCGAACTATTATCTCCAGATAGAGTCGTCGAACGGCTACGCATTCAGGCGGAGCAACGTAAACACCGACCTCACGGCAAGGATATATTACGGCAATATCGAGATAACCGCCGACATAATGAACACGACGGGTGTCGAAGTCGAATGGCTCAGGGACACCGGGAACGTCGGTGATGATAACACGTGGCAGCCGGAATATGTGGACGGCCAGAAAAACGTCATTCACGTTGACAACGGCAACGAGCACGGCATAGGTTCTGGATTCGGCGTGGACTACATGTCAGCGACATTCACGTGCAACGTGTTTATTCCAGTCGGCGGAACACAGGAGAAAAAAATGATACAAGGACAAATTAAATTCGCTTAAATATGCCACTGAAAACAAGAGCGCAGAGCGTCATCACAACGGTTGACCCGTTATCACTGCATTATGGAATAAATGCGGTGAGCGGCAATACTGTACAAACATACAACAACGAGAGCAAGGAATATGAGCCTGACCGCACGCTGGTGCCGTTGATACTATCACCTTACGTCGAGGTTTACGACCCGGAGAAAGTGCAGAACGGCAAGCAGGCACTGACCGCCGTTGAATGGTATGACGGCGTACCGGCCAAGGATTACTCCAACCGAATAACGGCCGGTGATGATTACGAAATTGGCGACGGGACTGTTACAGGTTTCCCTAAAGATGCCCTGAAGGTGAAAAAGAACGTTCCGGCCGACAGTCCCATACAGATATACTGCATAGTCAAGTTCACAGACAAGAGAACACTGCAGACCGTTCGTGTGGAGATGAATGTGAAGCTTTACACAACTGTGTACGAAAGCAGGAACTATAAGGTTACGGTGGACTGTCCTCCGAGCTGGAAGATTGACCCTTTGAAAGAAACGGACTGGCTGCACACACTGACAGCGCAGCTATACAGTGGCAGCACTGCCGTTGATGATGCACACGCAGCTTATTGGTGGCAGGTAAGGGACGAGAACGGAGCATGGCGAGAGATAACATCAGAGGACGAAGAACTGTGGATTACATGCAAGTCAAACGGCGTATTCACGAAGACACTTACATTTGACGCGAGGATGATGAAGGCTTCGGCCTTTCGTGTCCGTGCTGCGTACTTTGAGAGCCAACGCCCTGTAACGCCGGATGACGATGCCATAGTGGCCGAGACATTCATCAATATGGAAATGTCGGCCTCTTTATCTGTCGAGCAGATGCAGACGAAAGGTGCCAGGGTGGCATACGACTTTTCTACAAAGGTCGGGTTCAAAGTCGAAATGTTCGGCAACAAACAGACGATTACAGATGCACAGGCTGAAGAACTATTCCAGGTACGATGGAAAGGCAAGAGTTCGGCCGCCGGATCGAGCGAGAAAATACTGGATTCGGGCAAATCAATAGAGTTTGTGCCGAAGGACAAGGGCTTTACACCGGCATCACTTGTCAGCGTGTGGGCTGACATAAGCATATACGAGAAGCACGCAGTACTTACTGACGATGCAGGAAACTTCATTGCGGACGACAACGGGGCGATTATAATCTTACCAACATTCGAATAAAATTAAGACGACTATGTATATACTTGTAAAGAAAACAGACGTGAGAAATGAGGAAATCCTCAATATGTACCACGAAACAATGCCTGACGGCAGACTTATATTGCCGGCATCCGACTTAAGAATGCTGGGAAGTGTTACGAACTGTCAAATCGTTGCTACGGCCAAGGAGCTCAAGGAACTGATAAGAATAAACGCCGAAGAAGTTGCCAATAATAAGGTTGACGGGGTGCAGGGCGACGGCACGGAGGATGGCAACACCGTGGAAGCCGGCGGACAGACCGAGGCAACGGAAACGGAGCGGCCGGAGGATACCGGGGCGCAGGAAGGAACGGTAGAGCAGCCGGAAGAGACGGCAGAGAGCGAGAACAAAATTGAAGAACCTATAACAGAGGAGGAGTAAATCATGGCACAGGAAGTACAGGCAGGGCTTAAATTGATTGCCGTTATGGACGGAACATCCATCAACGGTTACCTTCGTGTTGAGAACACCCCACTTATACAGAGATATAATGATGCAGGTGCATTTACACCTGATTTTGAAACTCTTGCGGACAATAAGAAGCCGGCAGTCGTGCCGATATTGATAAACACCTCAACCGGCGCGCTGATGACGCCGCAGACGCTGACATGGAAGTACAACGGCATTGCGCTTACCTTCGGAAGCGACGGCCTTTCGACCAATGAGGGAATGGAAGGCGTGTTTAAGAAAGACACGGCCTACTCTACAAACTATGACGGAAGTACTAAAACGGTTGAAGCTCTAAGGGTATTGAAAAACCTTGTGCCGTTGTCAGGCTATGATAATGACCGAATAACAATATCAGGAACGATAGAGGTCGGGGGTAATCAGATTGCTTTCGACGGCATATCGACCGAAGTAATCATACAGAAAAGCACGGGAGCGACCTTTGACGTTGTTATAGCCGATGGAATCTTGACGCAGACTACAAGACAGATAACGCTGACGGCTACATTATGGAATGAGGGCAGCGTCGTGTCGGATTTGGGCGGTTACTCTTTTGATTGGAAAATAATTGACACAGACGGAAGTGACGAGGCATTTACCAATGTCAGCACATCAAATACACAAAAAGTTGTGGCAGATGATGTCAACTGGCAGGCAAGGGTAAGATGTACGGTGAAGAAAGGTTCGGACGTCGTGGCCACCGGCTTCTGCACGGTGACGGACTATAGCGACCCGGTGCAGGTGCAGTTTAACGTTACAGGCATCGAGGGCTTGACAGTAAAGCAGGGGCAGACGGCAACCGTTACCCCGGTAGCCAAGCGCAGGGATAGCGGAACTACCGTAACAGTAAGCTCGTGGGAATGGCGCACGATGGACAACGCAGGGGCTGACTTCACGCTTACAGGCAAGAGTGCGGCTACCTTCACTGCAACGAGCGCACAGGTAAGCTATTCAGACATGGCGCGAGCAGGCTACGGAATGAATATATATGTGAGTGCAGACGTTAATGTATGATAACCAGCGGTTCGATAGCTCTTACTGCCAATAAAGAGTATGGCAGATACCAGATTAAATGTTCCACCGGCGAGACAATTCCTGTGGACGCATCAGGTGCGCCCGTCGGACAGGTGGCGTTCACCTTCTACAAGGTGGACACGGACGGCGTGATGGCATCTTTTTCTGCAAAGCAAGTCTATTATGAGCTTCTTGATTCGGACGGCTCGTCGATATATGACGACAGCCTGACAAACATATCGCTGCTTGATGTTACCGATGACCTTACAAGCCACAAAGGGCAGTTTAAATCAGTAAGACTGACGGTGTACGGTACGGGCAACGAAGTGCTGGCTGTGCAGTCGTTTGGGGCTACCGAGCCGGGCAGCGATGCGGAGATTTACGTTATCAGTCTGACGGCAGCATATTATACGATGAATGCAATCAAAGAAATCAATGCTAAGCTGGCCGGAATTTTATATAAGCGCAAGGGCACGACAACTACACCAGTTTCAGGCGCAACGGTCAAGATAGGATATGTGAACGGTCTGACTACTACGGCACAGACGGACAGCAGCGGCGCATTCGATGATAGCGACTGGTTTGTAGGTGATATATATACTGACACATCTACATGTAACAGCTCGCCGTCTATATTCGTAAGCTATGAACTTAACGGTGTGACGCAGGCCGCGCAGTATGTTTCGCTCGGACAACAGGGCGGCGATGGTAAGCCGGGAGACGACGGGGTGGCGTATGATATTGTCCTTAACACTGGCGAGACTGTGCCTTGCACGGCATACGCTGAGCTTATAAACAACATTGTTTCTGTAACATTACTGAAGAATGGCGCAAGCATCAACTTCGGAATAGACCTGAAAATACAGGACAATAACGGCAACGTTCTGTCATCATGGATGACAGGTTTATATCCGGGCTACCAGATTCAGCCTAAGTTCTACGACGCCGTGGCGACAGGGAAAGCCCCGAGGAGCATAAACATAAGGGCTCTCGTACAAGTTGACGGCGTGATGCAGGCGGTATGCGAGAAGAACTTCTCCGTGACATACGAATCGCCTTTACCGTTTGTCAGAAAGGAAACAGCATGGAATAGCGGACTGACATTCAGGAACGGAGATATTATACTCATTGGCGGTAAGATAGACGCAGGAAGCGTATTTATATGGAATTATCCTATAAGTGGTAATTCAACCGTTGCTCCTAAGACGGACATTACAAATAATCCGAGTACGACAAGATGGAAGGCTCTTGATTACTTCAACATGGTGGCAACAAATCTGTTGCTTGCTGAAAATGCCATTCTTGCCGGATGGGTGTTTAAGAACAACAAGTTGTTCTCGCAGAACAACAGCTGCTTCCTTGACGGTGTGACAGGTCAAATATCATTGACAGGTTCTGTGCGTAATGCTGCTACACACCTTACAAAGGCAAACATATCAGATTATCTTTCTAAGGATTTTGATGGATATGACTATATAGACTTCACGAAAGTGGGCAATCTTGTATGGGTAGACGAGGATATGGATGTTGGAGGTCTGTTTATGTTCCCGGCATTTACCGATTACCACGGACTAATCGGAAACAGCTATGAGGAAGTGAGAAGTATGGTTGGATGTAGATTTATAATCTATAATAACATGCCGACAAAAATGCTATACTTTACTGGTGGATTGTGCTTAGCTGATACATATTATAACCCATCATTTTCAAGTTTTGCCTTGAGTCCTGGAGATGTGGGATTTTTTGAATGCAGGTTAGGCACAACTTCGCAGCAAGGCACAGGAAACGAAGAAATATACTGGTATGCTTTAAAAGCAAAATTAAGGAAATAAACAATTTAAATTCAAAATAATTATGGTTGAAAAAATTACATTAAAAAACGCATTGGCAAATTTGCCACAGAAAACTGACGTTGATTCAATCGTTGCAACAGACGCTTCCGGCAACCCGGTTTACATAAAAAAGAGCGACCTTGCACAAGTTGTGGCGGAACTCATGCCTACTGTATCGCTAACGTATAAAGGTCTAATTGACAGTGGAGATTATGCTCGTATTCCTAAAGTTTTTTATATAGGCAAAGATTATAACGCTATTAATTTAGG